GGTAAGTTTTCTTCTAACAACCACTATTGGAAGATGAAGGGTGGCGACACCTACATCGTTAGTGGGTTGGACCGTGTGCAGGATGCGGTTGCGTTCGTAATGGCGGCGTTCTCGGACAACGGCCTAGGCTGGAAGGAGTTTCCAATCCAGTGGGAGACCGAGGAGCAATGGTTGGCTTCTCTGGAGGAGGACGACGAGGAATATCGTAATTTCAAGTTGGAGTGTGCCCACAGGGTATCTCCACAAACGGGCACCAAGAGAGTGCCCTACAAGGAAAGGGAGGTGGCGTAATGAAGTTCATTCTCATAGCGGCGGCTCTGAACCTACAGATCACGTATCCCACAGAGGATGTGTGCAGGCAGGCCCTGGAAGAGGTGAAGGCACAGGATTCCAAGGCAATCTGCATCCCCAAGGGCGAGGACAAGAACGATGAGATGTTTGATCAGTTCTTCAAGATGGTTGACAAATTGCAGATGATGGAGAACCAATAGTGGACAGCATCATGCAAATACTCACAATTGGTGCATGGGTATTCCTACCCTGTGCCCTCTACATACTGTTGGTCCTCATGGGCCGATAGTGGTTGACAGCCGTCCAAAATGACTGTATACTGTAAGTAATAATAAAAAAGCAGGAGCGACCATGACACATTTACATTTAGATCAAACTCAAACAGATCGACTCACATCAATGCTTAATGTGTTCGATGATGTGGACCGTGAGATCTTATTCAAAATATTTTGCTCACAACAACCAGTAGAGCGTAGAGTATTTCGTTCAGCAGACGAGGCTGACGCGGCTAAGGCAGAGCGTAGAGCCAACTGGGAACGATCAATTCTACAGGGGGTGTAAGATGGAACAGTATTTCAAATTTCTGGATGAGTTGCGTGAAACGGGTTCGATCAATATGTTTGGTGCGCCGGCAGTATTGCGTGAAGAGTTTGGACTTTCCAAGGCTGAATCATACGAAGTATTCAAGGCTTGGACGGAGCAATTTAGGGGTTGACAGATCCCCTTTTTGGACGTATTATAATAATACAAACTTAGAAAAAGGAGCGAACATGTTTAAAGAAGAAACCGTAACAGTGCAACCAACATTCGACCTAGTAAAGGTTGAGATGATCCACGCAGAAGCAACCGCAGCCGCAAAGGCAGCAGTGAGCAAGTTCCTGGATGATTGGAACAGCAAAACGGGCGGCAACGAATACGGCGAGCCAATGTATTGTGGCTTTGCGTGGGTTGACGTGAAGGTAAGATCTAATTCAAAATTGGGCAAGGCGCTACAGGCAGTGGGCTTCAAGAAGTCATGGCAGGGTGGTGTTCTCCAACTTTGGGATCCTGCTAACCACAGAGGCCAGAGCATGGATTGCAAGGAAATCGGTGCCCAGGCATATGCTGACGTGTTCCGATCATATGGCATCAACATGCACATGGGATCACGTGCAGACTAGTATTAACGGAGAGGGTGTTGCAGAAATGCAACACTCTTTTTGGTTGACTTTTATTCTAAAGAATGTATTATAATAATATGAAACAAACAAAAGGAGCGACAATGAAAACGATTATTAACTCAATAGCAGGCCTTCTACTAGTATTGGGCCTCATAATGATGGCTGGTAGTGCGGGTGACTGTGATGGCAAGTGCATGGAGCAGGCCAACACCATTGGTGAGATGATCATGTATGCGAGCATTGGATTGACCATGTTCGTGTTTGGTGCCATGGTATTACTAAAGAATGCGAATGAATAAGGGTTTATTACTCCTAATGTTATGTGCCACAGTTCTTCTACAGGGCTGTGGTGCCACGTGGAGAGACGTGCAACACACCACGAACGCATATAACATATACAAGGATTCAACCGTTAGGGAGGAGGTAGTATGGAAGATAAGAACATTGGCAGGGCAATAGCAGTCGCAGCCTACAACATACTGGTGGGCATGTTCGTGATAGTATTGGCAGGCTGCTCCATACACGGACCAATGGACCGTCCATACGATCCTGACCCAAGCCGGGGTGAAACCCTGTTCGATCAAATACCCAATTGGGAAGGGGAAGCACGCAAGGTGTGTGCGGGCCACATTCCCCCAGAGCAACGCAAGCCACACCAGACAGGGAGGTGCTAGAATGTATAGGATATACTACTACGCGGACACCGTGGAACACTACGAGGGGTTCTACGAAACACAAGAAGAAGCAGAAGAAGTTGCCATGGAGGCGAGTTCCGATTATGATGCGGAGAGAGTTGAGGTGAGAGATCGATTCGACAATATTCTTTTCGTGATCGGTGATGAGTCGATGGTGGCCGGTTAGGGCGACCGGTTATAGTGCGTATGCGCAAGTGCTAGTTTTGAAATGCTAGTGGTCTAAAATCACCAGGCAGGTGATAAACTTTCCTGATATATAAAAATTTGCGCAGCAGAAAATCACCACGCTAGGACCCATTTGGGATTTTAAAAAACCGCGCACTAAATTTTTTTGACCTGTAGACCCATTCATAAATACTGTATGAATCACTACTGCATATACACACGTGACATGAGAACCAGTCCGGGAGTGTTTGGAGCACTGCAGGAATTGGACATACACTATGAAGTCCACGTTAATAGAACACGCTTTTGGCTGGATCCACACTCCAAATCACACATGCAGTTATACATACGGTATAGCCACGTGCTACACGACATAACACACGAGACCAACCACGGCTTGGGAGTCTAGACACCATGTATACCATTCTGCTTGAATACCCGGAACAAAAGGAAGTGCAATACTGTGACAACCTTACGCACTGTGCAGTAATAGATCTGTTCACTCACGGCATACACGCTTCGCAGAACGCACACAACACCATTATACTGCATGACACACGTGATCTTACGTTTGCACTGGCACTGCTAGGCTCGAGGTCAGCATACAGTGTTAAAATACTGTCTAAATAGCCTATTTCATGGTGGTTATGCACACACACAGTAAATACTATTAAGAACTTGTTAGTGTTCACACACAATCAAGTAAGAACATTTGCACTGCGTTGGAGCATGCTAGACTAGGCACAGTGTGTAGATGAACAAACGGGTTCTACTTTCTATACTAGAGGATAAATAGTATATCATGCAAAAGTATCTAATAGCAAAAGCACAGAACACGGTAACCAAGCAAACGCTCATGCATCGCAATCTAAGCGAAGCCAAGTTTACGCTAAAACAGCGCAAGTTGGCCGAGGACTTTGCGGAGCAGTATGCTGCCAAACTCACTGCAAGAACTGGTGAGACTTGGACTGCTAGGGTGGAAGAATACACGCCTGGCATAGTTTCTGCTTAATCACCCCATCAAACGATAACACCCGGTCGACTCTGTCTTGCCGGCCATGGGAAATTCTGCTTACAAATTTCGTGCGCTACCGCTTGCTGCTTCGCAGCTCTAAAATCGCGAACCGCTACGCGGCAAAAAATCGCTGACGGCTTCGCCGCTTTTATCACGCCTGTTTATGATTGAACCCCTATATGATAACTACTATCATGAAACGACAGTTCGTCAAATACCTTTGGATACTCCTAGTGGTGGGCATCATCTTTCTGACCCATGGCTGTGGACAGGTTCCTCTCGCTGACAAGGTGATTGAACAGCATGCGGACCAGCAGGAACAGACCACACAAACTGACACTGACAGCATAGCCAACATGAAGACAATAGGTGAAGCACTTGGCTGCGTATTTGCCCCTCAATCCTGCCAAAAATAACTCAAAGAGATAACTACTGCTATAATTTAAATCAAACCCTTAACCCGGGAGTGTTATGGCAAAACTAGCGAAGTCGTATGTAAGACACATAGCGACTCCAAAGAAGACCAGCCAAGCCCAAAAGCGCAAGAAGTGCAAGATGAGCAGCATGAACAAGCACAAGAAGCGCAGTCACAAATTTAACGTTGGACAGGGGAGACCATAATGGCTGTAAAGAAATCCAAAGGCATAATAACCAATCACATCCAGAGACAGCATGCGGGCAGAGACATAAAACCCTGCAAGTATTTTGCTGGCAAGACTGGTTCAGGCATAATGGTGGCACAGTATAAGGACACAGGCGACATGGTGATGGATGAACAGGGAAAACCCGTTCATTGGAACCGTGCCTAGTGAATCCATACGAGATTAGTAGCAAGCCAGTCCTTAATCCAAAACCACAAGGACCGTTGGCAAGCATTGCCATTTTTCTGGCTGTTTGGTTGGTGTTTACGCTGCTGCTAGTTCTATAAGCCTAACGTAAAACAGCGTTATATGCATGTTTAATTCTTAGATAGTGTTTGTGGTGCAGTTTATACTAAACACCGCTGTATGACGCTTAAAATGCGTTTAAGGCGGTGTTTAGCAAGTGTTTAGACTACTGTTTGTCTGGTGTAATGATTGTGCTTATAGCATCTGCTATATTTTGGAATAGATTGGAAACCTGTTCTTTGTTTCTGTTCAATTGAGCCTTTCCGTTCTCCCAATTTTCAGCCTGATATGTTTTAATATCATTCCATTCTTCCTGTGCCCAATTTTTGAGTTTCATTTCAAATGGTTTTGGTTCTGGAACTACTTGATTGGTGTTAGCATCTGCATTGCTCGCAGTTACTAGACCAAAGAATAGTCCCACTAATAATATTGTTATTACTATAACTGCCTTCTTGAATTGTTTTTCTACCATGTTTGCCTCTTCTTGTTATTGTTATTGGCCTGCTTGGAAGGATTCGAACCTTCGGCCTCCAGTTCCGCAAACTGACGCTCTATCCAACTGAGCTACAAGCAGATACTATCTACTATATAGGATAACTCATTGAATGTCAACTAGAAACTACAGTTAAATTCACCTTTTGGAGATACTTTTACGGGCAGTTTGGATTCCAATTCGGATTCCTTTTTGACTTCACCTTCCTTGGATTCTTTCTTCTGTTCAACCGTTACACCAGGATTGAATTCGCAATTCTGTATGCTGCGACCACAACCTGTTAATCCTATAACAATTAGCAGTAGTATTAGACTCAGTATTATATTGCGTTCAAGTTTTTTGTTCATCTAGTTTGTAGGCATAGTTTATGGTTTCATCATTCTCTCTGTAGTGCCAAGCACCATTCTTTATGTGAAAACGCTCCGCCATTTCCGTTTTAGGACTCAGTGTCACTAGATTATTTATTGTAGGCTTTAACTTTTGTATAGCCTCGGATGCTTCGATTATTAACTGCCTACCACTGCCCTTTGTGTAACTCCATATGGTATAGAATACTGCCGTGTTTGGTTCCGGACTGCCGTAACTATACATTTCCTCAACGCTGCTTGGAATGCCATCAGTGTATGACACGCAGACCACCGCACCTAGTTCAGTATTATTCCATAGGGCAAACATTTCGGCAGTTTCGTTTATTCTATGATCAATGGGAATTTCTGATCTTACCGGATCATCCTTGATAATCTCCTTAACCCAATCGTCTATGGTATCAATTCTTACTAACATTTTTAAATTTCCTATTTCTTGGTATAAAGATCATCGCCGGCACACACTGCATCCATATCCGATCTTTTTAATAATTCTATCGCATCATCTATCTTGCCGGCAATTGGTTTACCGCCAATGTTTAATGAAGTATTTAATAATACTGGCAAACCTGTCAGTTTCTCAAACTCATCCAGTAGCCTGTAGTATAAACTGTTTTGATTTTCGTTAACCGTTTGATGCCTGCATGTTCCATCAACGTGTGTAACGCTAGTTAATCTATCATCTAATACTTTAGAAGTGTATAGCATGTATGGAGAATAATCCATGTCAAAATACTCCGATGCCTTGTCCTGTTTAACACTCGCACCAAAGGGTCTCCAGTATTCTCTTCTCTTAACTTTCTGATTCAGAATATCCTTTCCGTTTTCAATTGTTGGATTCATTAGTATTGATCTGTTTCCTAATGCTCTTGGCCCTAGTTCTCCATGGCCCTGATACCATCCTACTATCTTACCTTGTGCGAGCATTTCTGCCACTTCCTTGATCAAGGAATCCTTTGGTAATTGTTCAGGTGCCTCATCATCCTGAATGTAAGGGAAGTCATCTATTTCTATCTGCTGTCCGAACTGTTCGGCTAAAAATCTAACGCAACCTATGGACAGGCCACCATCATAAACGTGTGGCTCTATCTCAATGTCATAACCCTGATCCTTGATATATCTATTCCAGTTCACGTTAAGTGCTATGCCACCACTGTAGTGTATCTTTGAATCCTGCTGTCCTAATACATCAAACATTTGCTTTTGATAGTTTCTGCCCACTTCGAATACACTTGCTACCTTTTCTAACCAGAATGGATTATCAGGTGATGCACCTATATCAAGATTATCTATGTAGTCATACAAATCACCTGCATCACTTCTTCCTCTGCTTGTCCATTCTCTAACAAAGTATTTGTCAACCTTTCCAAATGCCTGTAGGCCCATTATCTTTCCTATTACATCGGATTCGTCACCGTGCAGTCCCATCTTCTGTCCTAGTTTGTATAGGAGTTTTCCACTGGATGCAATATCTCTATTGGGCCTTATAAACTCACTGCTGTCACTACCTACAATCAGTGTCTTGTTATTGTTTGATCCGCCAGTATCTGCTATTACTGCCTTGTCACCTGATGTAACGGTTGTGTTAGAGAAGAAGTGTGCGTAATGATGGTCTAAGAGAAAATATCTATCGTCCGGAAGATGCTTGCAAATACCATTCCAACCATTTGGAACATTATACTTTGTAAGATAGATTTCTCCGTAGAAGGGTGCTGGATCATGCCCCATGTATCCGAATTCGCTGTCGTAATATGTGTGTGGTTCAACATAGGCAAATGCGTCTATGTCCTTTTCCTCTATTCCCCACTGTTCCAGTTTTTTCCAAAACCATATTGCAGGCGCACGGCCATGTTTTATACCTGATTCTCTTTCATACTTTGCATACTTGAACGTTCCGTTTATCCAAGCAGAAATATTAGAGTCGTGTGCGTTGTCTGCAATTCCAACTAAAATCATTCGTAAGTCCTATTAATACGAATATTTATTTGTGCTGTTTTTTTGATTTGTTTATTGTGATTAGGAAAGAATATCTGCTTGTTCCAGGCTTAGTTCTTGGTCTTCGAGATCTCTGATTTCCTGTGCAAGTTTGTCTATCATTCCTAGGTTTCTAAGGATCTTAAATACAAGATTTTCTGTGGACCATTCTCCGGCTTTTTCCAATCCTGCCTTGCGCATCTGTGTAATCTTTTGTTTCACTGCTCTTAGTTTTGTTATGTCCTTGCTGAGCAGTGCAGTTTCTATATCATGATGTAGACTGTTTTTCTTTGCCTTTACTGCCGCATCGTCAATCTTTGGTTTCACCTTCTTTGGCTTTTCCAACCACTGATCCGCCAGTATGCTGTATACCCCTGTTGAATGATGAGGTTCGTCTTCGCCTTGCACGTAACACTCTACAGGCAGGCCTTTTACTGTGATGTTGTGTTCTTCTGACCATAATGCTTTCTTTGCGTTGAATAACTCGCGTTCCTTTTCGTCCGGCATTCCCTTAACAATTATGTGTAGATCAAGATCCGAGTATTCTGTCCAGGTATAATTTGCATTTGAACCCGTAATAGTAAAATCTATTACATCAAGATCAATGCCTATGAACTCTTGGAATACTTCTGCAATCTTGACTAATTGCTTTTTGATTTCAGGCTTTAATTCGTCTTTTTCCCACAACTTAGGATTCAGTCTACGATTGACTGTTACAAAATCTGCCTGTTCGAATAATAAATCTTTAATGCGCATATCAGTATTTATCTGACTATTGCACTAAAACTTAATATCGAAACTTACTATTGATCGCTGAATATCAGACTTATTAGGTATTGTATAATGCATTATGCAACTAGGAACAATTAACATCATTCCTTCAGCACCTGGCGATTCCATTATCTGGGTCTGATCAGTTACTGGATCATTTATGGGGCTCACAAAATAAGTGGTAGTGTGTTCGCTTGGATCAAAATCCAAATATACAATTCCACTAAATCCGTTTCCGCTGTGATTATGCGGAACGTGGAAATCGCCCTTATCGTATTTTACTGTCCATGCATCAGTAACATCAAAACCAGTAACTCCTAGTTCCTGCTTGAACTGATCCAGTTCATCCTTGAATATTTCACAAAATTCATTTACATAAGAAACTTTATCTTCGTTTCTATCGCTGGAAAAATTCTGCAATGGATTTCTTGTAAACTTGTTAGCGTTTATAAGACTGTTGAGTTTAGATTTTTTATTTCCCCAATCCTTGATATCGTATTGGTATGCTAGTGTTTTAAATAAGTCGTGTATCATCTTTTACCTTGCCCACATCAAATGATATGTTTTACTTAGTTCTTTATCATAAAACTCTGCTACAAGTTTCATGCATCCATTAGGAGAAAGTTCTAGTATCATTTGGCATTTGTCAACGGGTTGTTTGTATAACCAGTCAACATGATCAACACCTAATTCCTTTTGCACCTTTGGCCACGGAATATCATAGTGTTCGGTGGGACCACTTGCCTTATCAAATTCCATTAGTGTAACTTTAGAGTTCTTCATTGTCACCCATGCTATTCAAAATCTCTCTAAGTTTAGTAGATTCTACCTTACCTTTAATTTTGCCTATTGATGCTCCTTTTGTCGGATCATCATTTTCTTGGGTGCTTTGAACTTCAGATTTTCTCTTGATTGAATCTATAATACTACTGCTTCCTCTGTTTGCTCCGTTTGATGCTTCCTGTTCATCTTCTGGAAGATCACTAATTCTAAGAGTTTCAACATTAAATTCTAAATCTACTTTTTGACCAACACCACTTGACGAACGTGTTTTCATTAACTGCAATTGATATCTACCACGCTCACGCATTGCACGACTTGTAAAAATACCTATAACATTATCAGCAGTTTGAATCTTAGACAGTCCGCCTGAAATGTGTGAATGATCAAATTCTACTTCCTCAACTGCACCCCTGTTTAACTGTGCCGCAGTTACAAACACACACTGTAGTTCCATTGCCAAGTTTCTTAATTCTTCTGATACATACTTGTCCTTAACGAACAAATTTTCTGCACTAATTCTTTTTCCAACTGGCATTAGCAAGTCTAGATAATCCACAAGCAATACATCAATTTTCTTGCCTGTCTTGATTTCAAACTCTTTTAGATATGCCCTAATATCATTTGCAGTCTTACCACTTGGCATATACTTAACTTGGAATGCACCTGACTTCTTGCCAATCATCTTAACTTTCATTTCAACATCATCGATATTCTTAAAAATATCTCTTGTTGTAATTCCAGTGGTCATACTGTCAATACGCATACTAACCAACTGCTCTGAAAGTTCTAGTGTTAGATAAACAACGTTCAAACCTTGTAGTGCCCAGTTAACACCCAAGTTCGCCAAGAACAAAGATTTACCTGCACCCGAACCACCTGCAAAAATGTTTAGTTCACCTCTGTTGAACCCACCAAATAGTTTTCTATCCATGCTTTCCCAACCAGTGCTAACTTGGCCGTTCTTGTCTTTCAAACCCATTAATCTAGCACGTGGATCCTCAAAATAGTCTGTTCCCATATCACGTGCCAATCCAATCTGCACAGCATCCTTAACCATGGCTTCTACCTGTCCATAGTCATTCTTTTCTAATAGTTCTGCTGAATTAATAATTGCACGTTCAAGTGCCTTGTGTCTTGTAAAACTTTCAAAGTCATCCATTAGCCATTGCATGTGACCGTCTTTTATATCCAATGGTCTTGTTAAGTCAGTTCTGCAACTTGCATTTACTGTTTCATAGTCTGGCATAACACTATATTGCTTTGTGTATTCATTTATAAACTGTGCGGCATCCTGTAACTTTCTATCAAAAAGTGTATGATCAAAAATACCCTGACAACGAACAAATGTTTCTGCATCTGCCAGCATCATTTCCAGATATACTTTTTGAACTTCGAAATCGTAATTTTTAGTATTTGCCATTAATCTTTATCACCTTCATACTTAATTATTTTATTAGTATACACTCACACCATACTTATGAGCAAACTTTTTTGCATCCTTTTCATCATTTACCATAGGCTTTCCTTTGATATTTAAACTAGTGTTCAATAACATTGGGCAACCTGTTTTGGCATACCATCTTTCCAAAAGTTCTCTCAAACCCGTGTTGTCATTTTTTCCTACAGTTTGGACTCTTGATGTTCCGTCTACATGAATAATGGCAGGAAACTCATCAGGCTTTCTGCACTTTGCAGTATATTGCATGTATGGTCCTACCTCACCGTAAAAATATTCTTCCACGTGTTCTTTTAGAATTGCAGGTGCAAAAGGACGATACTTTTGTCTTTTCTTAACTGTGTTCACTAAGTCCTTCATGTTCTTTCCTCTCGGATCTGCCAACAAACTTCTGTTACCAAGTGCCCTTGGTCCAAACTCTGCCTTACCGTTAGCAACTCCTACTATGCCTGTGTCCTTTAGTTCTCTAAACAAATTATCAACGGGATATTCCTGTTTAATATCATAACCCAAATAAGGTCCAGTCCATTTTATGTGTTTTTGTTTCTTTGCTAATACAGCACCGACGGAACTTCCTGCATCACCCGGGTTTGGCATTATCCAAACATTATCATAGTAACTATATGCCTTGCTATTTGCCTTGCAGTTTAATGCACACCCGCCCATTACAATTAAATTTTTGCTCTTAAATTTTGCACGACAATATTCTATCAATCCTATAAAAATTTCCTCGTATAAGGATTGTGTTGCTGCTGCAATGTTTAATTTGTCAGTCCATCTATTATATCCTTCCAAATACCATCTACAACCCCTGTGCAAGTTAGATTTAAATTCAACACTAGGAAACTGCCAATGCATGTGAGGACCTAGTTTAAAAAATGTTTCCTTCATGTGATGATAGTGTTTTCTTGCATCACCGTATGCTGACATTCCCATTAGAATGTATTCGTCCTCGTTGGGTTTTAATCCAACACGCTGGGTCATTGCACTATACCATAGTCCTATGCTGTTAGGATATCCTTGGCTGAATACTTTATTAATTTTGTTTCCTTTACCTTCCCATATGGTTAGCGTTTCAAACTCCCCTATGCTATCAATGCAAATAATAGTAGCATCGGTATATCCGCTTGTGTAATATCCTGCGGCTGCATGGCTTTCGTGATGGCTACTGTAACCTAAGGGTGCATTAATGTTAAATTGTTTGAGGTAGGTCTTGATATTATTTTCATTCCAATTCCATCCCTGTCCTGCAACTACTTGTCTTACTGTTTTCTTAAATGGTTTTTCATACCATATTACTTCCTGTGGTTCACCCCACTGTTTTGCATATTCGATTATCGGCTTGTTAAGATGGGGATCATTTTTAAGTCCACTGAATCTTTCCGTATGACTCGCGAATACTAATTCGTCATCGTCAAAAACGGCTAATGATCCGTCGTGGCTGTTTGCTGAAATTCCCCATGTTATCACTATTCTATACCTTTATACTTCTTATATGCTCTGTGTAATATATAAAACCAAACACCATTAATGATTGGTTCTATGACGGCATCCAATGCTGCCATTTCAAGTGTTGCACCTGTTATTAGTTTGACAACGATCATAGCAATTATGATGTGTCCAAGGGTATAAGTTATTGCTAACCCTAAACTGCTACCTCCAATGAGTTTCTCGAGCAGTTTAAATATACCAGTTCTAAATTCGGTCATTTATAAGGATGCCCCAAATTCCACATTACCAAACTATATCTAGTTCCTTTGGTTACCGGTTTTACTCTATGGTAAACAAAACTAGGAAAAACCACAATCGAACCTTGCTTGCTAATTTGATCGCAAGTTTCGGAAGCCGGTTTTCCATCTATTCGACCTAAATCAAATTCCAACTCTCCTCCTTCATATTCCGAAGGATCGTTTAATAAAATGCTGGCACTTATCTTTCTAATCTTTCCTTCTAGGTTCTCTCCATCATCATGATGATATGGATAAGCATTTTGATCAGGGTGCCAATTATAGTGTTGTCCTTCGTCATATACTGTAAACTGTAACATCTCGGTAAAGTCCCATTGGAAGTTCCAGTTTGCTTCTTTGTTTGCCGTGTGTATGTATGGCTGTAGTAATTCATAAATCCAAGGTTCATCCAACCACGATACCATGGATCTTCTCTGTTCTAAATTAGAAGCCAGTCCTTCGTTCATTGGTTTATTTTCTTTTCTATGAATCAAACCTTCTTCAGGAGTCTTGCCTAAGCCAAGGCTTATAATTTTTTCGCAAGTTTCCTTATCTATTGCTTCCTGCCAATAGTAATATGTGTTTTGTAAAATCATTTGTATAAAAAAGGATCTTTCTTCCTCATCTCCTTTATCTTCTTTTTAAGTTTATAACCGTAGTATAGTTCCTTAATTTTTTTAACTAACCAATTCACGATTCTTCTCCAGTTTCTTTTCGAAGGATTTTTTAGCCATGTTAATTTTGATAGATCCGCTTTGTGCTGACTTAATTGCATCAACTATGACAAATAATTCTCCATATCTATTTACTGCTTCTGCGACATCCTTTACATCATCATCCCAGTTAGGAAATGCAACGCTCCATCCATACTCAACTGCTTTGTTAATTAGGTTGCTTCCTGCTTCATCTTGATCCGGTATGACAATTACTTCGTGTCCTAGTCCCTGTATAATTCTATACTGTTGCTCGGAAATATTGTTTGTTAGCAAAGCAACACCATTTATGGACATAGCATCAAATGGACCTTCTGTTACAAATATGTATCGTTGATCTTCCTTTTGTTCATCAACATTGAACACAAATTGTGAGTGATGATCGCTAAGATATTTAGGCCTTCCACTTCTTACTTTTCTTGCTGTGTTACCAACTATCTTTCCTTTATAGTAAAAAGGAACAATCACTCTATCAGCATAACCTTCTTCCGGTGTCCAATAAAAATTTTTGCTTAGTGGATCAAACCCTCTGTCATAGATGTATTCAACAACCCTTGCAAGATTCTGTTCTATGACTTCGTTGCCTTTAAAATCCACTTCTAGCCATTCCGAAACTGGAAGACTGTTATCAGGAAGTTTCTTTTCTGCAAATGTAATCCTTGCAGGTAATTCTCTTGGCTTGTAGTCTGGTGATTCAGTTTTCAATGCTTCGAATATCATTTCGTTGATTGTGTCTTCCGAAGCACCCATCCATCTACATAAGGATTTAAACTTTTCAGAAAGTTGTCTACCAGGTTGCCAACTTGCTGTAAACTTGCAATTGAAACAGTTGAATACCACACCCGTATCGAATCTTACACCACCACGTTTTCTCTTATCTTGGCTATGTCCTCTATGATGACAGCAGGGCGCATTGAACGAAGTCCAGCCGCTTGGATTGGATCTTGCTCGGGGTGGAAGCAGAGATTGGAACTTATCAATTACAAATGTCATACTAGTATTATACTATCTATATAATACTTTGTCAACTGTTCCTGTATTAGTTGTGTCCGGAGTATGCTTAATTCTAAACCAATTATACTTACCAGTCACATTATGGTATTCATTAACATTGCTGGTAGTAATATTGAAAGTTTGGACAGTGGTCCAAGAGCCTTCGATTGGATTTCCGCCCTTGCCCAAAGTTCCTTCCAATACAACTTCACCCGTGTATCCCTTGTAGAAAAATTGGAAGGTGTGCAAACTTTGTGGTTTGGATACGTTTGGTTGGGCATCAATTATACTGCTGATAAAGTATTCCTCATATCCTGTTGTGTTGTAATTTTGTGAAAAATTTGGTCTAGGATATTGAAGAGGTGATGTCGTTTCGTCCTTTTCAGTCTCAACATCAAAGTTAGTAATTTTTCTAAACGTGTCTATGGTTTTGGTATCATAAGGATTGCCTTCAAGATCTCCCTCAATATATAAATCACCCAGTGCTCCATATTGGCTATCCATATACAGAGGCATCTTTGTAAGAACTTTGTATTCAACTGAATCGATATTTTCTCTCGTTTCCTTGTGGAAACTGTATTGATAATATCCCTGTTCTAAACCCTGTAGTTCTGTTTCTGTAAGAGTAACATAAACTCTTCCAACCGCTAGATCATCTATCGAGCAGTCCTTTTGTAGTGCTAGATCGTTATTTTCCTTGGAAACAAGGTTAAAAACTATGTAACTACCTGTTGCATTAAGTGCTTTTTGATCGCTATTTCGCAGTTGGATATCGATACGATTATCCACGCTTCTATAAATTTTTAGTGTGCGGTTGTAGACCATTCTATATCTCTCCGATGTCCAAGAAGCGGTATCACTTGTGTAAAGATCCAACTTATTTGGATATAAATATAATGAGTTAATTTGCATATTGTTAACATGAACCTTTATACTATTTATCGATGAGAATAACAGAAAATTTACAGCAAAATTTCCCTTTTATTAGCGTTCTTACGCATGCTGATAAGGAATACGTTGGAATAATCATTAATCAGGATTCCAACGTAACGAGTTTCTACGACTATGAAATACTGAAAACGGAAGCAGATCGCAAAAAGTTCCTAGAACTAGGAGAAGCATGGTGGTGGGAATCAAATAGACAGATCCCCATTAATATTTTCCTAAGAAATGAGATCATGGCATTTGAATATGCTATTAGGAATTTTACAACAAAGGATGTAAAAGTAACGCTGGGTCCTATTACTAGTTTAAACAATATTATTATGAAGCGTATTAAGAGAAAATCAATTACTCTAGTCCGAAAGCCTTCTTAATCCCCAAATAAATTACATAATCTATTATAAGAAAATTAATTAGCAAACCTATGCTTGATAATGATACTCCAAATGCAACGGGTATCAATACTACAAATAAAACCATTCTAATTATGTAGGTAGGCACCAACGGAACTGGAACGGTCCAAAAGGGCCATGAACCTAAATTTGGTTTTTTATAGTTTTTGTATTCGTAGTTTGTCATACTACATTTTGTATTCGAAGTTCATTGTTACACCAATCCTATCTTCGTTGCTCATGTTCTTTTCAACCATGTGTAAGAGATTGTTTCTAAATATTAATAACAAATTTTCTTTTGGTTCAAACGTAAAAGTTTTAAAGGATGAATAGGTATAATAATCAACCGGTAGTTGGTGCATGTCAGTTAGTGCGTCCATGGATTTAAAAACTATCTTACCTGAATCCTTAGGAGCCTTTAGATAGTATGTTAAACTAAAATGACAGTTTGCATGCTGATGGTATTCCTGATAATTTCCTGGCTGTGATATGTTAAACCAAAAGTCAACACACTTTAGATCAGTTCTCGTAACTCCATACTCCTTTGCAAAGTCCACGGTCTTATCTCTGCAGGTATTAATTAATTCGTCAATTATAGGATCCTTGTCCTCGGCATGATTGTATGCATCAAGAGTATTAAATGTATCGCATCTCCATTCAGTTTCTACCTTGTCCGATAGTTTATCCTTTAGTGAGTATGCCTTGTTTACGAGATAATCATTATGCTTCTCAAGATCCGTTAATACTTCTTCGTATATTAGTGTAGGAAAAACTTTATACAGCATTTGTATTGCCCTTTGCAAGTTCTTCGCATAATAAATTCATCTGCACGGTAACTGCAACGGCATATGCAGTTGCATGAGACTTCTTAAAGAAATATTCTCCGTTGTCAGGTTTCGTCCACACTTCTTTCATCACCGTATCCCACGACTTGCCAATCAAATGTTTCTTCGCAGGTCTTATCATCGCCAGAACTGCTGCCAGTTGTTCTATGCTCTGTGGCTTCATTGTCTGTAGGACGGTAGAGTGTCCTCCTACGTGAAACAATTTGTCGCTGAATTCGTTGTGAGTGAGTAATTCCCATAGTGGCTCCTTGTTCATTAGTTCCTTTAGGTGTGCTTCGTTTTTAACTCCCCTATAGAGCGAAACGTTAAGAAAATCTATTTTAAATAATCCTTGCTCTTCTGCCTGATCATATTCAACCGAACATAAATCATTCTCAGGATCATACGGAACGTCATGCATGTATACGCCAGTGTTATGCTTCACTGGCTTGCCTTCATCGACACGCCTTGCCTTTATGTGTTTGAAATGGCTAAGTGCTTCTTCTCTATCTATAAAATCTATATCGATATCAGGCATCTATCTTTGCCTCCGCAATTACTTCCTTGACCAATTCAACATCAGCAGGAAGATTCTTAAATCTTTTTACCCAGTATTGTGGGTTTATGGTTGGACCTATAATTTCTAACTGTTCATCATTTAATTTTTTAAGCATTTCCTTACCAGTCTTACTGTTCAACAGTAACCAAGGACTGATCTTTCCATCTCTAATATCGTGTGTTGCTCTATTTAAATTAACGTAACTAAAATAATGATTCCATGATGCTTGTTTATCGTCTGCCCAATCCATCATTGTTTGTATTGTTCTCTGTATTGCACCATCTGCTGGTTCAATTTTTAATAATTCTTCGATGTAGGTATCATACAGTTCATCGCGGCACCAGTGGTCTAACTTAACGCCACTCTTGATCACAAAATCTATAAATTTTTCAGGATATATTGGATTCACATTGCTCATGAAACTGCCAAACTTTACGAATGCATTGTAGTAAGGACTCTTAGCAAACTCATCAAACGTTTTCTTACCGTTGTGTGTTTGTGTTAGTTCATAAAATCTTTGATATGTTAACAATGCCATCTGAACGTGTTTATCATTCTTGCTAAGATGCCTTCTTTTTTGCTCACAAACGTGAACAGTAAGAGTCTTTTCTCTTGCAAACTTTTTACCACAATATTTACATTCAAATTGATCCATGGCGCTACCTAATATCCAACGTTCCTATCTGTTCATCATCATTATCTGTGTTAAAATTAAGTGTTCCCTTAATCCATATGTTAAATGCAACACAAATTCTTTCTCTATCGGAGTTTGAAGGTTTCACTTCGTGATCCAAGTGGCTTGGAAAAAGAAAAATTTGATTTTCTTGTGGTGTAAATTCCCAGTATCCACTGTTGAATAAATTGTTCTCCGTAAACTTAAATTGAAAAGTTGGTGGAAATAAATTTATGTGCGTTGACGATCTTGACAATACCAAATCACCCGAGTTTTCATCACACTTGATATAGAAAATTCCTGATACTAATGAATTGTTATGATAGTGTCTTGGTGCCCAATCACCTCTATGATGCCTCATTACCCAACTATTAGTAATATGAAACTCAATTTCCGGTGTAACGTGCAATGCATTTCTTACAAATCCGTTGACATGGCTCATCACTTCCTTTTTTACTTCTGCAAGTTCTGGTCTATCAAGCACATACTTGTCCTTGCTCATGTCTCCGTTATCTGCGTTCAGTCTATTGTATTCAACGTTGATAATTTTCTGTTTATTTTCGTCGGAAATGGAAAATTCACCGATGGAAATTGGAGTGGGAAAAGCAGGAATTATGTCTGATTGCTTATTCATAGTTTTATACCCGCAATTTGCTTCTTGTCCCAACCAAGTTCTTCACAGTATTGCTTAATTTCCTTATCTGTGGTAATGGAAGCCAGCGTTTTTATGTCAGATTTTTTCATATTAGGAAATAGGTCTTCTAAAAACTGTTCCTTTTTGTTTTTTTCTTTTAATAATTTGAGCCACTGATGAAAATAAATCTTTTTTGACTCGTGACCACAACTGCACGCCAGTTGCCAGAGCAATTTTGGATGCTTGTTTAACAATAAAAATAGATTCTTGTTAAATCTTTCATTTCCGAGAAGCACAAAGTGCTCGTTATCTTCTCTTGACCCCTTAACGTTGCTAATGTATCTGTTTAGCGTAAAGAAGACCACGCTTTTTCTCTGATCCTCTGTGAGTTCGTCCCACAGATGCTTTGCATTCATGTCCACTGCCGCAAGGACCTCGTTAAGTTTTAGTTTTTCCTGACTCATGATATTAGTATACACTCAAAGTTTGAAATTTTCAAGGATTTTTTTAATCGTTCCACCAATTTTCTTCGTGTTCCTTATTCATTGTGTAAATTAATTTCAACTTTTCCAAAATTTTTTGAATTGGCTGATTTCCGTCTTGTGCCATTTCCATTATTTCGGAAAGTTCGTGTTCGTTTAACCACCATGCTGGATATTTTGGCTTCTCTATGCATATTCTCTTTCCAGTTTTCGTGTCTCTTTCGTAAACTGTTTTTCCTCCATCTGGCGATTCGTAAATTTTAGGCATAATTTAATCAAGTTCTGTTAACATATCAAAATTTATGATGCAACGCATGTTCTTCTTAGGCTGTTCAGCAGTGTGATAGTATCTTCCGTCGAATATAACTGCTCTACCCTGCTTGGGAGTAATCTTTTTTACTATTTCGTAATCCTCAAGCCTAAGATTGTCTTGGGAATTATTATTTTCCATCTTCTTGTCAACAATAATTGTATCACCATCCGAGTCCATGACGTAGTATAGTAAAACAGTGTGCTTGTATGGCAAATCAACATGTAACTTGTCCGTATTTCTTTCCCCTGCCAATGGAAACTGTAAAAAGGATCTTGCCTGTATAACTTCTCTGACTTCCATGTTCGTGTTATACACCATTGGGTTCAGAAAATCGTAAAAATTACTCTTTGTTTCGTTATCTGCTCTATAGATATGAAACATTGCAGGATTATTATTATCATCACGATAGGTTACATCGGATGCATAAAACCACTGGAAGTGTCTTCCTAAAAGAGTTGATTTAATTTCTTCCTGATATTGTTTTGGTATAAAATTATCAACTACTTGTATCATGTTTAACGTATGAACTTCTATCTTGCGATACCAAATAACATTCTGCTTGTATTTGTGCAATTAGATTATCAATCTCTATAGTTGAACCTTTTTTTGGACCGTATTTTAGTTCTCTTAAACGATCAGCATCTTTTTTGATTCCGTCGATTTTATCACACAGTTGACTAATCTTATGAAGCATGTTTTTTTCCTTTACTAGTTTTATACAATTATAGTATAAATTTTATGATTTGTCAAACCCTTTATCGCGCTCAATATTCCAACTGATTGCTGTTTTTAATCCTTTTGGTTTGATATCATTTACAATTATTCTTTCACCTGTTGGCAAATCAAATATTATCCTATCGTATCTTAAATCGTTTATTCTTAAAAAATCTTCTGTTACTCTCGCTTCTATGCTCGGTCGACTTGTTGTTATTATGATGAAATCGTCTTTTGGAATTTCATTCCAAAATTCTTTTGCTCCTGGTAATAAAACATCATCACCTGTTAGATAACCGTTATGTTTAACTACTGTTCCATCGAGATCTATGAACCACGTATGTCTTAGATTTTTTGATAATTCAAACGGAAACATTATATTTGTGCCCAAGTTTTTTGTTTTACACTTCCAATTTCACCCTTGACAAATGTATTAAATGACAGGCTGACTCTTAGTTTTTCACTTTCATTTGGAGCAACACCGTGTATTAGTTTTGATGGAAATAAAAATAATTTGTTTTTAATCATATCCAAATTCCACTGGCTTGAATTCCAAATATTCCATTCATCGTGTATTAAGTTTAGATCCAGTAACTTATCCTGCCTGTGAAATTCAATCGGAGCATCCTCGCCTTCAATATAAAATACTCCGCTTATTATGCTGTTCGGGTGCGAGTGAACATGATGTGAAGTATTTGTTTTATTATAATTGATCCATGATTGTGTAATGTATATTTCGTTTTTGTCATTGACCTTCATTACATCTTTTACATAATACCCTAGATATCTTTCTATGAATGCTCTTAGATTCTTAAACTCAGGGTTATCCAATACTCTACTATCAGCGGTAATTAAATTTTCTCCACCACCTGTATTTTCTTCCTTTGGCATATTCATGATATGATCATAAAGACTCTTTTCCATTGGATATGTCTCTGTTGAGATCATTACCGGTGATGAAAACAAAGGTAAAATTTCTTGTTGCATTATTAAATATCCTCCAGCCCTTTTTGTAACCAATATAATCCTAAGTAAAAACTACCTATAACACTATCAATGTCATCTTTTGCATAACCACTTAGAGCAAGCCAGATTAACCCGTGTAGTATTTCTATTTTATAAAAATCCTTACCGAAATATTCTTGGAATATTTCTTTACCTGTGTCATAGAATAATGGTTGTTCCATTAACACTTCTACAGTTTCATTGTCTATATGTAGTTTAAATTTTCTTCTATTAAAACTATCATATCCTCCGACTGCACTGTAATAAACTTTTGCAAAATCATACATAGGGTCTCCCCATATGCTTCCTTGTTTTGCAAAATATCCTCTAGGATCGATAAACCAAGTTCTTAAATTTTTATCAATTAAACTATTACTAAATGTAGGATCACCGTGAATTGGTGAAAACATCTTAGGTAAAAGTTCTTTATATATATCATTCCAAATATTATCTTGGAAAACATTTTTACATTTTTTTCCATTAATTGTTACAGATTTTTGTTCAAAGTTGGGAATAATACTAGAAACGCTTTCTACCCTACTTATTGTTTTACTAATATAAGTGTCCTTTACATCTTGATGATCTGCAGGTCTGCTTCCTAGATCATGCAGTGAAATTAAAGCATCTAAATAATCTGCTAAAACTGCTCTCTTTTCTCTGTTGCTCAAATCGCTCATTTGGTAGGCTTGCTCGCCTTTCACACGTTGCATTACCAACGGATCAGTTGAATGTATTTTAGGTATCCTTCTAAATCCTAAATCGCTTACGCTATTATACCAAGATATTTCATTGTTTATTAAATGACTATATTCAGGATCTATGGCACGCTTTTCTACAGTATCTTCTAGTATTTTAACTTCGTTAAAGAATCTACTAAATCCTGCTCTGTCATTTTGTAATTCTATAGTTGAAAAGTCACCCAGTTCTTCTAAATCATTTGCTTCTATAGTTACAAAATGTTTTATAGTATTACTAAACCATTTTACAAACTCTCCACTAGAAGGAGGTGTAGGAAAATCTTTTGCTTGACGAACATAAAATATTCCAGGAATTCCATTTGGACCTGGTGTTTCTTTTAGTGTTTCATTATATGTCCATCTACATGTAAAGGCATTAGTTATTACTACTACCGGGAGGTCTGTCTCTGGCATTTCAGGAAGACTGCCAATAATAAGATCACTCCATGTAATCATTAAAGGTTCTTCTTTGGAAACGCTTTCAAGTGCGATATCAATACCAGACGCAGTGCCTTTTTCGTTAGATTCAATTAGTGTATATTTTACTTTAGGTTGGTTGACCTGTAAATATTTTTCAAGTTTGTCATAAGCATAATCACCGATAATAACAAAGTTTGCTTCTGGAAATCTATCAAATAAATGATATAATAAAGGCTTACCTCTCACACTAACCAAGCACTTTGGTTTATTCCAAGTGTGGTGTCGTAATCGGCTTCCTCTTCCGCCTGCTTGAACTATGATATTCATTTTTACACTCATTATAAAACAACAACATCCGATTGTAAATCTTTATCCCATAATTTATTATCGTGCCATACATATATACCGTGAGGCATCTCAGGGTAGTTATTTTCTTGATGTTGAAATGCTGTTCTTGAAAAAATAAAATTTTTCAAATTAAATATTTTTTTCTCTCGTAAAAGATTGAATACAGTATCGATATTTTGTGCAAACCCAGTCTGTCTTATTTCTTCGTTTGTAATATCTTTAATTTTTTTCCAATCTAGAGTAGACTTCAACAAGCATATTCCAAATGTCCAACAGTTATTTTGATTTCTATAAAAATCTAAACTAAAGCCATCAAGATTATTACTTAAAAAATATTCTTCAGCAGCCTTTAATTTGTTTCTTATAATTTCATAATTCCTAGTTAAGAACAATGTATCGTCTGCATCTATAATCCAAAAACCTTTTTGCTTTTTTGATATATGGTTAAACCCTGTCATATTCGCAGAAGCCATATTACGCTTTGCACCTTTTAAATTCATACAGTATTCTTTACCTATTGAATAGTCGCTGTTTATTACTTTTACATTATAATCTAACAACGACGATTTTAAATAATCAGGTGTCGGTTCTTCACTAGGATCATATCTATCACATAAGATAAAAGTTTCATAGTTCTTAAAAACTTCTAACCAGTATCTTAAACAGTTGACTGCGGCTGGATCAGTTCTATGAAATTTTAAAAAAACTTTCAAGTTATTCTCCTAATCTATTTCTTTAAATTCAATACGCTTTTTAAATTTTGCAGGAACTCCTGCATATAAACATCCTTGTTCGTATTTGCCAGGAAGAACAATTGAACCTGCAGCAATAACAGCATAATCTCCTATTTCGCAAGGTCCTAAAATAGTAGCATTGCTTGCAATCCAAACTCCATACCCTATGTGTATATCATTACCCTTAGTGGGTGCTTTTTTCCTTAATCCATCTTTTAGACTAATATCATGAGTTCCTGTAAGAACGGAAACATTATTTCCAAAAAATGTTCCTGACTTGATGTATACGTTTCCTGAAATCAGATTAAAAAATGTGTTTACTAATTTTACTTTTTTTGAAACATGAACTCTTGCTTCGTCTCCATAATAAAAAGGAGTAGATTTTTGGTAACGAGAAATAGCAGGTGCTAGTCGAGCCGCTAAAAGATTTTCTTCTTCAAGCGTAAGATTATCAAAAAAATCATTTATTTTTTGAGTATTACTCATCTAATAGGTTTCCACTCTTTAGGATCACATCCTCTAAAAGGAATAAATCCAGCGGCGTCAAAATTAAAATTTTCCTTATCATTAACAATACAAGCCTGTCTTGCTCCATCTTCGGTTGATTCTAAGTCGTATATGTTATACTGATCTTTTATTTCCCAAAGGTATTGATTAACACCTTGTAGATCTGCATCATCGAAAACAATAACACTACAATCTTTAAGTTGTTCGTGGTCCCATTTAACCGTTTCGTAACTATGGCCGCCATCAATATATGCCCATTCTGCTATACTTGGTTTTAAACTGTCTGTAGTATATCCTTCAACTAATTCATATGTAACGTGAGGATTGCGTTTACACAATTTGCTAAGTGCTTTATTACATTTTATAATATTTCCTGCACCTTTACCATTATCTTCCTTTATATGGAAACTGCTAGTTTCAGCATCAAAAATATCATAACCTATGATATGAAGTTTTTTGCATTTATCTTTTAAAAAATTTCCTATAGTTCCGATACTTCTTCCTCTGTGAGCACCTACTTCGATATAAGTTGCGCTTTCATTGGTTACGTTTAAAGCAACCATTGCCCTAATCGTTCTTTCTAAGTGTCTTACATTGTGTGATAGTTCGATTTTCATATTACCCCCTTGGTATCCATATTTTATCTTTCTTTACAGATTCTACACAATGATAATTAAGTGGCTCTAGTATAGAATTAAGTCGGATAAATGCTTTTTTATATTCTACTTCTAACATAATTACTGGTTGGCATCTTTTAATTGTATCTAAAGATCCCAACAAAAATTTATCTTCAAAACCTTGAACATCTACTTTAATAAAATCTGCATTTAAATTAAAGTCGTCTAATTTTTTAATCTCTATAGATTCTTTTATTAAATTAGATTCTTGATTAAAATCTACTAAACTATATGCTCCGCAGTTATTATGTTCTGAAGGTATAGATATCTCGTTAGTTTCATTATTATCTCCTAACCCTAATTTATATAGATGAACATTTTTAAAATTTAATGTATTTTTTTCAAGACATTCGTAATTACTAGTAACAGGCTCAAATGAATGCACGTTATTAAATTTTTTAGAAAATCTAACGGTATGTAGTCCTACATTTGCTCCAACATCTATTACATCATTAAAATTTTTAACATAACTATATGCAGCATCGATTGCTTTTTGTTGATAACTTGATTCAGGATAGGTTTCTTGATACCTTCCAAAATGTTCATCCATATCAGGAAAATGCCAACCATTTCTAATAATCATTTTAGTTCTCTTTATTAATATCCAATATTTCTTTTATTCTTTTTTCAGTAAATCCGTCTTTGACTTTGCCCTTATGATGTTGAAAATATTCTGATAGTTTACTTCTGTTTAATGGTGTTTGCGTTTTATTAGATGTTCGTAAAGAACTTAAATCTTCCACTAAATCTAAAAAATCAATTGCTGCACAAACACAAACTTCGCCATCATATCTTCTTGCAAGCGATTGATGTGTTTCTTGATTAAGATAAAGTTGCCTATATTGTTTTACGTATTCAGGATATTTTTCATGTGAAGTATCCATTATAACAAATCCACTCTCAGCGGCCATCTTTCCTCTATTCCTCCAATCTAAGTATTCTTCTGGAGTATAGTTTGGATTGGTCTGATAAAAACAATCAAATAAGGCAATTAATTTATGAGAAGGTAACAAACTATCTAATAATTTATAATCTATATTTTTATAAAATAATAAATCACTATCTAACCAAACTAATTTATGGCTATGATTGTTTTCCATGGCGTGCAGCCAACTAAATCCCTTTTTACTAAATCTAAGTGTTCTAGCATCATGTAATATTTTTGCAAACTCTTCTTGATCTGCCAAGCAGTGTTCGTGCCAATCTAATATTACTATTCTTGGGTCTTTTTGTTTTATTTCGACATTCTCAGCATATATTATCAATTGTGCATCAGCAGGCCAAAATTCTAACCATGTATCTATCATAAACGAACCCAAGTGATCATAAATTCCTTGATTCAATGATGTAACACAAGTATATCTTTTTTTATTGTGCATTACGCTTATCCTTATCGTCACCCTTATGGTGTATGATATATCCCTTATGAAGATTGTTGAAGTGACTTTTTCTTGTTCCTTCTGGAGAAATATTTTTTGTAGATAACATTCCTTTGTTTTCTAGTTCTTCACAGACTCTGTCAAAAATATAACCATCGTGCCACTCTTTGTGTTTAAAGAGTTCGTCAGTATCGTAGATTTTTTTATAATTTTCTAAAAACATGTGAGTGTTCTTGTTTCTTAAATTAAAAACTAAAAAACCTGTTTCTGTAGATCTTTTTCTTTTTAGGCATCCAATATCATAATCTTGAGATAAAAATTGTAACAAGTATTTTTCGTCTATGTGTTTTTTTATTTCTGCATCAGCATCGAGCCAAATTAAAACATCAGCATCTGTATTTTTTGCTGCATGGCATGTTGCATATACCTTATGACTAAAAACTATTGCTGCATGCCTCCAGTCATCTTGCGGCCTATCCTTGTTTCTTTCTTTAAAGTTTTTAAGATCAACAACCGTTTCTTCTAAGTTTATGAGTTCAAAATGATCGGCTGTTGGTATATTAAAATCGTCAACATATAATTTTAGTTTGATAGAAGGAGATAAATGTTCTATACAACTTGCGACAAAATATTTTGCGACTCTATCATAGTATGCCGGACTAAAAGTGGATACTACTTCGACTTTCATTTATTTTGCCTTTGTGCCAATAGTGCGTCTAACGATATCGTCGTGATTAAATTCTGCCCAATATAGTTCAAATGCTACACCATCTTCTACACCCTCAAACTGGTGAATTTTACCTGGCTTAACCTGTGTGAACTCTCCCGGACCAAGAATAGTTTCATCAACTAAACCTTTTTGATCAGCATCCTGCCAAACACGGACAATCATCTTTCCTGACTCTACAAAGAAGCCATTCCATTTATATCGATGTTCATGCTCAGAGCATTTATATCCTTTCTTGAATTCAATACGGTGAAACTCTAGGACACCGTTTGCATGGATCAATTCCGTTTGACCCCAAATCTTACCTGCTTTCATTGTCATTATTCCTTTCCTCTTGTTGAGTAATATATGTAGTTATCATAGTAGTGCAGCCAAATCAACGACTTCTGATTGCCTACTAATGTCCTTCACAAAAAATGCACATGGAGGATTTTCATCTTCGTGAAGTGGTATTGTTAGTATTTGCCCATTTTTCATTTTTGGAAAATACCATCTAACATCTTGATAGACATTAATAATTTCTACGGGTGCAAAATCACATCTAAAACCTTTTATTGGGTTCATAACAAATGCTTCAAACCCTCGTTCATTTATAGAAGTAAGAGGCAGCATTTCTGGATCTCCGCCACTGTCGCTATCACCAATAAGTATTGACCAATCCAGTGGCATTTGTATTTCGTGTCCGCCTATCTTCATTAGTATTGCTGGACTGTTAAATGATTCCAAAAAGATTAGTGGTTGAAAAAAGAAGTCTGGATTCTTTGGATCCGAATTATCAAGGACACTAAATCTAGCATCTTCCGATACTTCTTCCGGTAATTCATTTAGGTCAAATGCTTTGTTTTCTAAAGTAAGTATTCTCATTTATTCTCCTGTAAACCTGGATAAATTTTATCCTTTTTTGCAATCCAAACATTATCAGGACCAACTTCATAGAAGCCAATAGTTTGCATGACTGCTGCTTCAACAGATGGGTAGTCTATGTCATGACCCATCATCCAACCGTCGTCCTTTAGTTTTGGTATCCAGGCGTTTATATCTTTTACAACATTCTTGTATGTGTGTGATGCATCAATAAAGAAAAAATCCAAACTCTGATCTGCAACGAATTCAGGTTCCACCCTGCTGTCAACTTCGTATACTTTTAATCTATGTCCGTATTTTTCTTTTACCGTGTCATTAAAAAATTGTGCGATGTCCTTGTCAATGGCATACATTTCACACATTGGATTGTTATCTAAAATATGAAATGTTGTTCTGCCTGTCCTAACTCCAACTTCGGCACCGAGTTTTAAATTATTATTCTTTACAATATCACTTAGAAAGTGTTCTCGTGTTCCGCTGGTAGCAGATGTGTATTTTACTTTGTGTTTGATTTTTGTTTCGTTACTTATTTTCATATATCCACCTTAGTTACAGTGTGAGGATATTTTGCCTCCCTGTAGTATCTTTTCCTCTCTGTTAAATGTCTCTTGGCATACTTACACGTTGATGTTATATCCCAAATCTGAACAAAATCCTTATCTTCTGCTTTACGTATTCCTCTTCCTATAGATTGAATGACGCGGACAAAAGACTTGCCAGGCTCAATAAGAACAAGGTTGAAAATACGCGGAATGTTAATACCCACAGCGGCCACTCCATATGTTGCGATAATAATTTTTCCATCCGATGTCTTAATTTCGTCATACTGTTCTTTACGCTCGTCAAGTTTTACATCTCCCTTAATAAACGTTGCATCGGGTATATTCTTGAGCAGTTTATTACCCGTATCGATTCTGTTTACTAGCACAAGTGTGTTACCATTCTTGGCAACCTTGCTAACATGCTTGCTAATATATTCCAATCGTTTTTCATCAGTCACTAACCAAGTGTATTCTTCTTGATAGTTTCTAAACTCTTCAATGTCCTTTGTTTGTAATATCTGAATATCAAGTTTTGCCAACACACCTTTTTCCTGTAAATCATGTGCGGACACATTATTAATTACGGGTCCTATGCTGGCAAGTATCCCTTGGAATTCCCATTTCTCCTTAGGAACAGTTCCAGTCAATCCCCAACGTATGGGAGCATTTCTAAAATTAACCGTGAGTAGTTTTTTAAGAACATCTGCTTTTGCTTGATGCACTTCGTCAATTATAATTGCTCTAACATCTTCCGTGAACTCTGCGAGTGTTAGGGTATCGCTGTCATAACTTTTCTTATCAAGAACATTAAGGCTTTGCCATGTGCAGATGGTGTGTGTGTGATTTAATTCTTTTCGATCTCCGAAGTAAACACCAACATCCAACCCTAGGTTTTTATAATCTTCCTCAGTTTGAACAACAAGGCTCTTGTTCGGAACAATAACCATTGTGCGGCCATAAGGCTCACATAAATGCGAAAGGGTAGCAGTTGTAATAGTTTTACCAGCACCGGTTGCAACCTCCTGTAGACTCTGTGGATTTTCTAGGAATTGATTAACAACGTCATACTGATAGTCTCTAAGCACGATAGGTTGTCCAGCAAGTTGATGCCCTTGCGGCCATACCTTTCCTTGATCTGCCCAATAATTTTCACCTATCTTCTTAAAATCAAATGTATGATGTTCTCGTTGATCAATAACTTCTATATCGTATCCATCGTTTTCAACTATCGGAAGAGCAACATCAAGATGTGCAAGAAACCCATTACCACCAATGCCAAAGAAACTTACTGTGCCATCCCATCTTCCTAATTTAAATGCAGGCATGTGTCGAGCATAGGGAAGATCATATTTAAGTTTATTAACTATCTTCCTGCGTGTTTCAACAGCAAGTCCTTCAAACTTAACGTTTACTTCATCCTTTATTATTAACTTACAATTCGACAACTGTGTTTTCCTTACTATTAGTTGGTTGTATGTCTCCTACAAAAATTACACAAGGATGATACTGTATAAGTGCCCTTGCAGTAGAGTTTGTAGCAGGATACAAATTATTACTTGCATATATTATAACATCACTTTTGTCTTTGAACAACCACTTTGCTGGTTTATGTTGGAAGATCAAGAACTTAGCATCCTTGATTTTTCCTCCAAACTTGTTTTCACTTACCCATTTATTAAAATCTGCGTCATTAGTATTACTCGTTCTAAAGCATACCCTAAAGTCCGTTCTTTCAAAACCGTATTGATCTATTGATTCTGCTAGTGATTTAATCCAGTTAAGACTGTCCGATGTTCTATCGAGAATGATACAAATTTTTCCTTCAACGGAATAACACAGTTCCAAAAATTCCTTATTAGTTTTTATCCAGAAAGAATTTGAGTTGGTTGCAGCAATTTTTTCAACTATGGTATGAGGATTTTTATCCAAAAGATATCCCATGGATTTTGCCAAAAACAAATCATTAGCAACATTACCAGTTTTCTTGGATTCAAAATATTCCAATGCATCCTCGGGTGCATTCTTTAATACTACACCATTTTCTATTACTGATCTTTTCTGCAGAGTTTCTGAATTTTGCCATATCTCTTCAACCGATGAAACTGCTTCTGAAAAAGTTTCATCGATTTCAAATCCCTGTTCCTTAACAAATTCATTAATCTGTATGATATTGAAATCATAGAGATACAGTTTTCTAAGTTTACGTTCTCTATCCCATACTGACTTTGATCCGTAAAAATCTTGCCAGCCCTTAAATTCAACATCGAACGTGTCCTTAAATTGATAAGGAAATTTTAAGCATACCCATAATGCTTTATCATTATCTTCTTCAATCCATATGCTTTTGGTATTGTCAATCACCCTAAATGGTTTTTTCCAGTTTGGATTTTCTAATTCAGTTTCATATTCCATGTGTGGCTTGACAACATTTCTATACTTGTATAGAATTTTAAGAATATAGTTTCCTTGATTTTGTGTTAGGTCACCATTATTAATTATGGTGGTGTAAAAACTGTATGCTGCGGATCTATCCTGATACTGCATGCGAAATGTATTATGATCCACATAGGTCATAAATTCTAAAAATATATCTTCGATGTAAAAACTATTTTTCATTAATACAGTATACTACGTTTAGGGCAAAAGATCAAGAATTAACTTGCTTTTTTATTAGAGATTCTAATCTTTTTATAGGTATTCCCTTGGATATTTCTCCCAAGGTCCATTCGGTGTGGGTGAGCCTAATCAGCCAATCGTCTCTTTCTGGTAATGTTGGATTTAAAATATTTTCAATATTATCCGACACTGGATAAGCAAGACTGCTTTCGTCACAAATCACGGGTGTGCCAGCAATGGCTGCATGAATGGGAACTCCGCTGTTATGATTAATTACAACATGGTAATCATACCCAATATCAAAATCATCGTAGGTTCCGTTAATCTTCTGTGGAGTTTGTCTATATACATTTTTAAATTCGTGTTCGATGCCCGGCATTGGAGATCTAGGATGCGGTCGAATGTATATGGGCATATCCGTCCTTTCTCTAATACCATCTATTAACCTTGTTAACCATATGTCCATTGATGGCATTCCTACCCATTGCAAACTCTTATTATGCTGTGTTGCTATGAGTATTGATTGCTTTCTATTGGTATTGAGCGGCTTTAGTTTGATGCCTAACTTGTTTGGCCTGTCAGTATCTAGATCAGTATCATTACCGAATACACCAAGTCCATTAATATGATTTAGACAAATTCTCCATGTCTTATTTCTCTTAAGATTTCCGACTTCTATGATTATGACTGGTATATTGTATTTTCTATATCTTTCATAAATTTGTTGATTAGGAGCCATTCTTCCGTTCCACAACACTGACCAAATAACTCCGACATCTTCGCCATCTTTAACGACTTGATGCCCTGCTGCAATTAATCCCTTTTCAAACGCATCAAAAACTTCCGGACTATTAAGAGCACCGTGTTCGCGAAAAATTTTAAACTTCATAGAATCCTCAATAAATATAGTAGTATTTAATGAATTATTATGAACAAATTTCAAAAAAGAATTGCCAAAAATATGAAAAATCCTCCAATAGATGCTCTGGTAGTAGGAGAGGGGTTTGGTCATATGCATAGTATACTAGAAATTTTTAACACAGTATTCTGGAATGGATACAAAGAAGATACCCTAAGGGCAAAAAATTTAATATATAGACCTACAGTCAAATCAACATATGATTTAAGAAAATTAAGTGCAATATTTTTTGATTTAGATAAAGTAAATACCTTCGAAGACTTTGTTCCTTTATTGGTTAATCCTGGACCTGATTTGTTTATTGAAGGAAATACAGTGATACCGAGAACAGATACAGCAAGGCTCTATCAACTAGGTTACAATGCAATTGCTCAATTAGGTGATTGCCATCAGTGGAGTAAAATTTAATGAGTGTTTCAGTAGTAACAACATTTCATAAGGCAGGTTATGATTTGTATGGAAAAAGAATGATCAAATCATTTTTAGAAAAATGGCCACAGACTGTAAAGTTATATGTGTATGCAGAAGACTGTGAAGTAGAGGAAACTGCACCCAATCTAATAGTAAAAGATCTTCATCAGGCAAGTCCTGAACTAGTTGAATTTAAAACAAGATGGAAGAATGTTCCCAAGGCTAACGGCGATGTTAGTTCTGATCCTATACGAAGCAAAAGAAAAGATTCAGGTAAGGGTTTCAAATGGCATGCCATTAGATTTGCTCATAAAGTTTATTCCATATTTGCATGCGCCAAGGAATGTAATACTGAATGGTTAATGTGGATGGATGCTGATACATTTTGCCATAGTGCAATAAGTGAAAAAGAATTAGGTAGAATGTTACCTGGAAAACAAGAACTATGTTTCCTAGGAAGAAGAGGAAAATATTCAGAGTGTGGACTGTATGCAATGCATTTAACTTCACCAGAAACACAAAAGTTTCTTGCTGAATTTCAAAGAGTATACGATCAAGCAGAAAGCCAAGGAGGAATATTTACAATGGCTGAATGGCACGACAGTTTTGTCTTTGATTGTGTAAGAATTAAATTTCCTCAAATGAATCAACACAACTGGGCAGCAAGTTTAGAGGACCTAAGACCCAAGCCTGGTATGAGCAGAGGAGAAGGTCATCCACTCATCAACAGCGAATGGGGAGCATGGCTAGATCATCTTAAGGGTGGAAGAAAACAATTAGGTATGAGTAAAAGAGATGATTTGAAGGTTCCAAGAACCGAACCATATTGGCAACAGTTTAAGGCCTAGACATACTGCCTAAAAAATTTCCAGGCTCTTCCGTCACGCAATTCGTCAAAGTTCCAATGACACATTGATAATTTTTCAACCCACTCCTGCCTATCGTAGAGTTTTGGATCTTCTATTCTTTTTAGATTGGTGTTGCAAACACCATTGGATTGGCTTATTTCTACATCCGGATCAGTAACAAACGTAGGAACACCATCAATTACACTAGCAATACTAGGAGAACTATTATAAACTACACTGGCCCAAGCATTTACAAGATCTTCTCTGATATGCTTTTGACTCAGTGTAACATTTTTAAATTCGTTTAGTATTTTTAAATCAAACCATGTTCGCCATTTTTTATCGCCCGGGTGTATTCTTACTATGATCGGTCTGTCTGTAAATGCTCTTAGTTTTGTAAGAGTATCTCTCAGCCAGGAAACAACAGGCATTCCCTTCATTGACCAACCACCGTTTCGTTGACAACATACAACAATATGATTTCCCTGTGTTCTATAAGGCTTTAGTTGTAAATTAAGATCTCTGCTAATCTGTTGCCATCTTAAAGGATCTATGTCCTTGTCAAAGTAAAATCCTGTTGTAGGAAAAACTCCATCAAAACTATAACGCAAATATCTTTTTGTGTTACCTGGATCTGCAAACAGGAAAAGATTGCTATCAACTATTAATGATTTCTTACCATTTCTTTTTTGCATTTCAATTGCATTTTGTCTTAGTGTAAGATGTGGAACTCCTCTCTTACCGTCCTCGTGAACGAATCCTTGTATAAGGGCAACATCGCACGGTATAGCCTGCATTTCTCTATGTGCGATTCCTTCATCTCCGCAGGATCTTACTCCTGCTAAAAAGTTATCTAGTATTAGAGGCTTTTCAGGATTATTATTCCTTGCTGGTATTCCTCCGTAATATGCTACTGCTGTAATCTTAGACATGATATTTCTTAATTATTCTGTGTGCTGTTCCATTCATTAGTTCTTCTTTTGTAAACTGTGAATAACTTAGCATGCATAGCCATTGACCCAAAGGACCATAATATAAATCATTTATATCACTTAACTTGTTTCTAGTCACCGGATTAGTAATGTGCTTGCCTAGTGTAATTGCAGGTATTCCAGCCCATATTGCTTCGGTTGCTGCATTACTATTAATGCTGATAACACAATGATAATCCTCATTTAGTAATTCGTCAAACAGTCTTGTTCTTTCTCTTAGTGGTTTCTTTTCTCTGAATTTAATTTTCTTGTCAGTGTATTTTCTCAATTCTGCTTCCACATCATATTTCCATGTAGCAAGATCGCAATGGAATATGCCAGCAGCAAAAGGCCCTGGTTCTATGATGTAGATGGTATCACCATTCTTTCTCCAAGGCACAGGAAACTTTGCAAAATTTTCTAATCTATATGCCGGAGCATCAAAGTAATCTCCGTAGTGTAAATGGTTCCTAACTAGTCTATGCCACTTTTTGCTGGGTTCCAAGAAGTTTGTATAACCACTATCAATGAACCACATGGGATAGTTATTGTCTACCTTGGTTACTAATAATTCTTCATTGCCCACAGTATTTCTTATGAGAGCATCTTCAGTATAAGAATTAAAATCCTTTCGGCGCATCATTTGTGCGTTAGGATCAAGTGTTAGGCCAGTTCCTTTTACAAAATTTTTATATTTGCTTTTTTTATACAAATCAAATATTTTGTCGATTCCTATTTTTTCAATAATAGTTTCAATGTTATTGTGTATCTTATGGAAATTGTATTCTCTCTTTGATCTAATGTATTCTCTCGCTTCTTCTCGATAAAGATCTACGTCTCTTATAATTGCCTTTCTAAGTTTATCTGCAAATTTTGCTTTCTGATCATCATTAAAATAGTGCTTGGCTTTCTTTCCTTGCACCTTTTTGCTATTCATCTTTTCATAAAAATCTTCCTTGAATGCTTCAAGATTGGTCCAAGTTACTGTCTTTTTTAACTTTACCTTTTCAAAAATTTCCATATGATAATTTAGGAAATGGGCAATTTCTTTATCGTTGATTAGAAGTTTCATGAATACCTTTCCGTCAATTCGTATGCCTTGCCATTTAAAATTTCATCCATAGTAAATTGGCCATATGCAAGACTCATGCACTGTTTTTCTATTGTTTTCTTATCCGGCTTGTGAGGATTAATAATATTTTCTATGGTGCTTCCTGCTAATGGTGTTGCACAGCAAGGAACGGATACAATAGCAGGAACTCCATGAACTATTGATTCCAATGCACCTATGCTATTAAATGCTACGGTAGTATGAACTCCACTATCTAGTGCATCAAATATTGTATAACCCTTATTTCTTTCTGATCTAGATCCTTTAATCCTAACTTCAACTTCCATTTTTGTTGTATTCGCTATCTGTTCTTGTGTATCCTTGACCCAGTCATCGTAGTTTACATTATAATACTTGCAGGCTTTAGGATTAGGCATTACAAGTAATATTTTTTTACTGTGATCTTTCCAACCCTTAAATTCTAGTGTAGGATCCTGTTCTAATAGTTGTTGCCATCTATCAGCAGGAACTTCTCTAATTTTAGAATGTTGATTTTCATTCTTGACTACTCTATGCCAAAGTTTCTTACCTCCAGGATTGCCCTTGCTCGGAAAATTACCCAGGTATCCTGTATCAATGTAGTAAAAATCTCTCCCCATTTCAATACACTTGTTTACATGATCCTTTTTAATAACTCCTCTTACTACCAAAGGTTTTGAAGTATCATCCGGATCCGTGGTTAATTTATTTCCTGATCCAATAACAAGTGCTTCTTCTAATGAGTAGTCTTTCATATTAGGACATCATCTCAAAAAGTTCTTTTTTCCATAGATCAGCAAACTCACATTCTCTGTAATTTTCAAACCACGGTCCGCCTTCCGTATAATGAATTAGGTTTGGTTTTTCATAATCGTCATACACACCTACTAGGTAATTCCATGTATGATCAAGTTCGCCGATTTCTTCATCCTTGAGCCAACTAAAGCGATGCATGTATTTTCCAGTTGTTTCAGGATCGTTAATCAAGTCAGTAGTTACTACCTTGTTGCTAGGATGACCACAATTCCATAACACCACGCTTGACCAATTCTTGCGTGGATATACTGTTTGTTTTTGTCCATCCATCTTAACACCTTCCTGAACTTTGTAATCATGATGAACACACATTACCGCATATTTGTCATCTGCTTGATCGAAAAGTTTTTTAATATCGGTTGTTAATATCATATCACAGTCCATGAATAACGCCCAACCATCAAAGTTGGTTAATTCTGGTATTAAGAATCTAGTAAACGTAAATTCAGTAGACGCTAGTTTATCAACGGGACGTGTATACCAGCCCGCATCTCTTAGTTCTTGTTGTTTTAATGGTTGCACATCAGCATTAGGTTGTTTGCTGATAATGCTGTGCTTGCATACTTGATATGCAATGTCTTCTCTAGTATCATATCCTACAAATACTTTCATTGTTCCTCCAACATCCTTTTGGCAACACCGGATTTCATTTCACTAATATGAAATTGTCCGTATGCTAGATGACAGCCCCACTCAAATAATTTATCCTGGTCTGGATAGTATGGTCTTTCTATTTGACTTATATCCTTTAACCCTACAGGCGATGCTGCACATGCTGGTGCTAGTGTAAACACCGGTATTCCTTGGAATACTGATTCAACAGCAGCATTTGAATTGAATGTTACAAGAGCAAATACATCGTTATTTAATGCTTGTTCCAATGTATTAGTGGTCATTCTATCCAATCTAACCTTGTCACGTTTCCTTACTTCTATGGGTCTATCCGTATATTTTTTAATTGTTTCTATGGTATCACTTAACCATTGATCCAGTTCCAACCCATAAAATTTCATAGGCTTTTCGTCTGGTGCTGCAATTAAAATCTTTCTTCCATCCTTTTTCCAAGGAGAAAATTTCTTGTTGAATGTTTTAAATCTATCTGGAGGTCTTTTAATTATATCATTGTGTTGTAGATTATTCTTTACTATCCTATGCCAATATTTCCAACCATTTGGATTTGATTGTGTTCTTTCATTTCCAAAATATCCTGTATCAACATAATAAAAATCTCTATTATCTTCCCAGCACTTGTGTATAAACTTTTTCTTTAATATTCCTCTTAGAACAATAGGATCTTCAGATGAATCATAATCAAATGTATTACTATCCTTAGGCTTTACGCCACAGCCTTTAGCAAAATCATTTATGTATGGATCTTCTAGGCCCTTGCTGAGAAATATCCAGTTCCTCATTTTCTTTCTATATCCTCTTCGATACAATTAGTTCCATATTGTATCTCGACCACCTGTAATGGTTTATCAGTTTCGTTCGCTAACATATGCCAGTCCATGGTATTAATGTGTAAGGAATCATGCTCTTTGTATGTGCCATGTAATTCAAAATCCGTTGTTTGTTTATCTATTGTATAAACTGTGGCTGTTCCTTTAGCAACAAACCAATGCTCTGCACGTTCTCTGTGTCTCTGCATGCTTAGAGTTTTTCCTGGATCAACTGTTAATTCTTTTACCTTAACGCTGTTGCCATATTCGTGTATAACTCTATAGTAACCCCACTTGCGTTCAGTCTTAGGAGCCTTCCAATCATCCAATATCCAACTGCTTGAATTCTTTTTATCTTCGCCTCCTACACCGTATTCAAACTTAACAAATGCACTATCTCTGAATGCAATTTCTTCAGGAACATTTCCTATAACTCGATCACCACCGTTGGCAAAAATAAGTTTTGTTGCAGAAATTTTGCCTGCTTCAATTATTGCCTTTGTTATTGCATCTTTTGCTGTTCCGTCGGAATCATCAAAATCAATTACGTTATCAACACAAGAAAGTTCAGCAAGAATATTTGCTCTTTCCGTCCACGGCATAAACGGTCTTCCTTTCTTATTGGTTAACCATTCATCCGAATTAAGTCCTACCCAGAGTTCATCTCCGAGTTCTTTCGCTGCTTTGAAATAAGCAATGTGTCCCGAGTGTAGTGGATCAAAGCCACCTGTTACTAAAACTATTGTTTTCATACTAATATTTATATGCCCAGTTAATTACTTCAAAAATTTTGGATGAGAATAATCTTTTTCCATTTGGTCGTGATTTTTTCTGTAGTGAATAAATGTTTGCCAAAACTTTTTCTTTGGTTCAAAACGATCCATTCTATAATTGAATTTATAGTGAAGATTGGCAACGCCCTTGTTTTGGAATTTACAGAAATCCTGCATGACATTTCCATTCTTGGGAAAAGCATCATTCTCCTTACAGTGATTTACATATTCCATAAATGTTTCGTATTTTGATCTTGGAATAATAACAACACCGTCATCAACAGGACCAAGATGCCAGTAAGGATGTCCTGATTCGATTTTATCTACTACCAATAGTCCTGAATTTGCATGACATGCATTGATATCAGTATCATCACACATGCCTACGATATTATTGGATACATCTGTTGCAAGAATATCGCATTCCACATAGGTTACAAAATCGTATTTTTCATGCCAGCCTTCTAAAAATGGAACGAATATACCGTTGCGATTATTATCAGGTGCACCGCCATTAATTAACTTGTATTCGTGAGTAAAAAATTTAGCATAAGCACTAACTGAGTTTGACGACTTTGTCCACAATGTATCTGTTGAGTCGTAGTCTGAATATTGATAAATTAGATTATTTTCCATTTTTATTCCTCATATTACTCTTTGTAAGTGTATTAGATGATAGTGCTGCATCGACACATTTTAAAGAATCTGATTTAATTTGTCCAAAAAGATACATTTGTAAATCATCTAAAACTTTCTTGTTTCTATTAATTATCTGATCGAATTCTATCTTAAAAATATCCTGAGCATTAGTCCATTCACCGATTGCAACTATTTTTCTTTGTTTAACATTAGTCCTTTCTGGATTTCCTCTTCCAGTTTGAGATTGCCATCTTTTTGCCGATTGATTTATGTCGTCCACATCTCTTGTTAATAATATTTTTTTAAAAGGTTTAAGTATGTTGTATATGTTTTCATTAAAAGGTAAGTGACCAACCACAATTTGATTTTCTTTTACTAAGTTAATCGATTCTTCTATCGGTAGTTCATGAGTATACTTTAAGGGATCCTTTCTTCCTGCCGACAAGTTATTTGGATCATATTTTTGATATTTGTTTATTCCTATGTGTAATAATGATTCTTCTAAACCAAACTGAGAAATTAAATTACTCAAAAGGTATGTTCCTGATTTAGGCAAACTGATGATAAAACATTTCATTCAAATATCCTAATGTTATATTTTTTACAGTATTCATCTCTAATTAATCTTTCTTCGTTATCATAGATATGAGAAGTCCATACTAGATCAGTTCGTTTACGATATTCTTCTTCGTAGTATGTTTTTGTTTTGTTCCAATCAAAACCGTATAAATTAATTTGTTTTGGTTTTAAAGAAATTACATGTGTTAAAAATAATAAGCCTGTAGACGCTTTTTGTTTCTTTGTAACTAAATTTAATTTTTCTCTTAACTGTTGTAGATATTTGTTTTGTAAATCTTTACCGTAGAGTATTATAACGTTGGGTGGTATTTGGTCTAACAAATCTTCAATAATTGGCTTTCCTGAACAGCACAATATATCAAATTTTTTACCTTGGTATGGATGAGTTGGAATTCCTCTATTAAATCTTAATACTGTATCGTTATCATCAATATGCGTTGAATAATTTTTTTCTAAAATTAAAGAAGCATTACCGACTAAGCCTATAATTTTGTTTTCAACAAAATTTTTTAGCATAGTTACATTACCATGACTGCTTCGTATTTTGTTACCGCTAAAGGACGATTTCCTTTTTTTCTGTGCTTCATATATGAAATAATATCTTCGTGAACAAAATTCCATTCCCATTCACCTAATTTTCGTTGCCACCAATCTGGAGTTTCAATAATTAAGTGTGCATTTCTTCCATCCGGTAATAATTTTTTTGCTAAATGACACGCAATTAAATGATATTGAAGTATATTTGTTCGCGATCTTAAATCATTAATAGTATTATCTAATTCATGAGGTTCTATGTGTTCTAGCACATCTGTGCTCATGATCATATCTACTTTTTCAGGGAGGACATCATTAAATGCAGGATCGTAACCGTGGACTTCTAAATGAGGATATTGTCTTTTGAGTTCTTCAACTACCGCTCCTTTTCCGCAACCAAAATCTAGTATTGACTTGATTGGATAATTTTCAATGCACCATTTTACTTTTTCGGGTATCTCTACTCTAACTCCCCATTTTTGTGATCTTCCGTGCATTTCTTTTAATGCGTCTTGGTATTCTTTGCTTATAGTCATGTGTGTTCCTCCTTTATATTTATGCGCAGTTAATTTGGTAAATATAGAAGTGACAAAGGAATAACTATGAAAATTCTTATATGTGGGTTACCCGGGAGTGGTAAGACTACACTGGCAGAACCTTTTAGCAAACTTATTGGTGCAGTATGGATCAATGCTGACGCCGTTAGAACCGAATATGATGATTGGGATTTTAGTCCCGAAGGCAGAATAAGGCAAGCACAAAGAATGCGTTATCTAGCAGATGGAATTGTCAAGGCTGGCAAGATTTGTGTGGCAGACTTTGTTGCTCCAACACCACAGGCACGTAACGAGTTTAGTGCAGACTATGTTGTCTGGATGGACACGATTAAGGAAGGCAGATTTGAGGATACAAATAAAATGTTTGTTCCTTTAGAAAAAGGCCAATATGACTATCATGTGTCAGAATGGTTTAACGATACACATGAACAACTAGTAAAAGTTATTGAAAAATACATAAAGAGGTAAACATGTTTGACTGGAAGAAGCCAACTACGGAGATGTTAGGTAGATGGCAGCCGTGGCACCCAGGCCATACAGCATTGTTTAAGAAAGCATTTGCTGAAACTGGACAGGTAGTAATTATGGTTCGCGATGTGGGCGGCATAGTAGGACAAGATGCCGGCGCAGGAAGAACTGCAAATCAAGATGATAATCCATTTCATTGGGATCAAGTAAGGAACAATATCATTGATGCACTGTGGAAGGAAAACTTTCGTGAAAATGAAGATTATATCATTATGAAAGTTCCTAACATTGTTGATATAAGTTATGGTCGTGGTGTGGGTTATACATTCACACAGCACGAGTTAGGTGAGGAAATTCACAACATTAGTGCTACAAAGATTAGAGAACAGTTAAGAAAAGACGGCAAACTCTAAAGAGTTGCGTCATCCAATCCTGCTGTTCTTAGTTTTACGATATTTGATAGTTGCCACTGTTTGATATCAAGTCCCTTGATTATTCCTAACCATTTGTTTCTTAACAGTGCAAACTCATTTATGATTTTTTCAAAATCTACAACATCGGCTTCGCCGTCCACAAACTTCTCTGCATCTCTAGAACTTAGTTGTCTTTGATAACTTTCAACATATTTTCTAAAGTGAGAAGCACGCAGTCGACGAAGTTCGATGTTTAGATATTCAAGAATGGCTTCAATTTCTTGTAGTTGGCCAAATCGAGTTTCTACGTTTGCTGGCATCATTGCGGCAGCCTTTTCAATTCTACCAGATATTGCTGTTTCCTGTTTTGCAAGAATCAGTTGATCCTCGTAATACTTTACAGCATCGGGTATTGTTGAAATATCCTTGGATACCTTATCATACCAATTAATCATATTAACCCCAATCTTCGTCCTCGTCATCTGTTGGCTCATCGCTTATTGCGTATTCGATTGCACCGTCCAGATACGTGTCTATTCCCAACATGCCTTCTAGCACACTTTCATTCACACCATAGTCCAATAGTGTTGTAATGTATTCCTGTGCTACACCTTCTTTATCCTTTTCAGGAATGTGTTCACTCATGACATTCCAAATATCAGCGAGCAAATCTTGATTCATACCCTTACTCTCCATTAACAGATTCTACTTCTTTTTCCTCTTCGGCTTCATCTGCAATAGCGGGTTTATCAGCAAGGTCTTTCATAACCATGTCTAATTTTTCGCCAGTCCAGTTTTTTCTGTATTCTAAATGCACTTCGCCGTTGAGGTCAGTGTATTTAAGTCTATTTCCATCTTTCTTGATTAATCCTTTCGCTTCGAAAAGATCAACTAGTCCACTGTATGGATCCATGCCAGTTTCATATGGAATTTTAACTTGAACTGCTTCAAATGGTTTTGCGTAACGTGTTTTCATAACCTTACAGGCTGCACGAATACCACGCACATCAGTTACCTTGTTACCATCTTCATCTTCTTTTAGTTTTAATTTACGCATTGCAACAACAATTGAAGATGCATAGATAAATCCTTGACCACCTGAAATCTTATCATCTGGATCAAACATATCCTGTGATGCGTATGTGTGATTGGTTGCTACCAATCCAACATTATAACTACCAAACATATTGACACAGTTTCTTACAAGTGCTGTTAGTGCCTTGGGTTTTCTACCCATGTCACCTTTCAAATCACCCTTACCAAACTGGTCAACGTCTGTGGGTGTTAATAACATACCCAACGAATCGATGACAAATAATACCTTAGGACGGTCTTCTTCAGCCATGTCCCTGTATTCTTTCATGAATTCTGATACCGTTTTCGCAACATCGTCAATCATGCTCATGTTTAGTTTAAGTAATTTTTCTTCACTCGTATCAACGTCCAATGCATGTAGCCATGCTTCGTCAAGTGCGTTCTCTGAGTCAACAAGGACTACAAAAATGCCTTGTTCCTGTGCTGCTTTCACAATGTTACCTGCTGCAATATACGATTTACCCGCACCAGATTCACCTGCTAATACAGTTACTTTTCCTAGTGGAACACCCTTATGGAAGTCACCGCTGATCAAATAGTTTAGAGCATAGTTTCCTGTTGAAATCCAATCAGTAGGATCATTAAATCCAATACCTAGTCCGTCAATGCTCTTTGTCAGACTCTTTCTAAATTTAGTTACGTCAAATGCTTTTGCCATAATATCCTTTCCTTTGTTAAGAAGTGTGTGAGACCTCGCTGATTACCGAATGGAGGTTTTTGCCGGAACTCACACACAAACTCGTTTACTGCTGTTGTCTGTTACGGATCATTGCAAGAATGTCCTGAGCTCTGTTTGCACTATCGGAACTTTCCGCCGGTGCTTCAGTTGCTGCTGGTGCCGCTTCAGTTGTTGCAGTTTCAGTTACTGGAGCCGCTGGTGCCGCAGTCGCTGGTGCCGCAGTTGATGTAGATTTGTTAGGATCACCCGTAGCCTGGCCCATGCCTGCTGGCTTAAAGTATTGACCCCACTTGTCCATATCATATGCCTCGCCATCAACAGATGCTTCGAACATTTCTTTCATTACCTGTAGTTCAACTTCAGTTGGTTTCTTAGGTAGGAAGTCGTTTAGATTAAACAGTCCGTGAGTATCAATTGCTGCTTTTTCCTCATCAGTTAAAGCACGTTCTCTACGTGACCACTGTGAAGTTGAATAGTCAGCATATCCACCTTTGGATGTTTTCTTAATACGGAAATCAACACCCTTCATATAGTCTGTTGGCAATTCTTCCAATTCAGGATCCATTAATGCACCCTTAATGATTTGGAAAATTTGTGGACCAATGATAAAGCGTCTAATTGGATTTTCTGGTTTAGAATCTTCATTTAGAGGATCATCTGAAACGAAACCTTGGAAGATGTATGAACGCTTCTTCCAATACTTACGACCCATGTCTTCTAATGATTTATCTTTGAACCAAGGACGAACTTCTGAAAGAATTGGACACGGTGTTCCGTCATTATACATTTCCACGCATGGAACTTGAACAATTACGTTACGGTTGTCTGATTCGCCTTTAATACCTGCGAAAGGTAATTTGATCATTGCACGTTCTACCCAAAAGAATGTGTTATCACTGTTACCGTCTGGTAAGAAACGGACTACCGCTTCCTTGCCTTCTTGCATATTCCAATGTGGGTAAATTGCGTTGTCTCCGCCACCAGTAGAATTACCAGTTGAGCGATTTTGTTGTTCCGCTAGTTTTGCGCGGATTTCTGCTAATGATGCCATTTTGTAGCCTCCTTTGTTTGCCTAATAAAAAATGTCATTTATGCCTAATGCATACGTTACATTATATGCAATGTTATTTATCTTGTCAACAGAATTTTTAACTTTTTCTGATTTTATATAACCAAAAAGAAAGGATCCGAAGATCCTTTCGTTATTCGCAGTCTTGTGTTTCCAAAAGACGCTGCATGTAATCTACTTGTTCATCACATACATTGTAACTTCGAAACCAAAACGCATTTCTTCTGCTGTAGGTTTTGTCCACATAATGTTTCTCCTTATTAGATTAAAATTATGTAAACAGATCACGGGAGAGACTGCATAACAAGTCCCGCTTGAGTCTACTATACTATTTAAACATCTTTACGTAAAAGATCAATACGTAAAATCATTAAAAGTTAACAAGTGATTTAATGCGCTCTAGTTCTTCTAGATCTTCAGCACCCTGTTCCTGTTCTGGAGCCATTCTTTCCACAAACTTGCGAGCAACCTGTTCAGCCTGTTCTCCAAACTTCTTGCCTACCATTGTGCAAACGCCTTCTGGTCCTTTAGGAAAAGTTCCTGTGTTCTTGTCGTAGAATGAATTGATAAATTCTGCCAATCCTTCTAGTGTGTGTTCCTCACCGTCTGAAGTCTTAAACTTAGTGCCTTTCTTAGCACCCTGTGCCTTAAGATCCTGAACCTTTTTACTAAATTCATTACCTTCCATTTCTAAATCAACTGGATCACCCATAAAGTCTTGTGCATCCATATCATGTCTGACTTTATCAAATCCTTCTTTTTTGATTCTTTCAATGTAGTCCTTAATTACCATATCTGCATATGATTCATCGGGTTCGTTACTGCCTGTAATTTCATCTTCAAGTCTTTTAATTGCTTCGTCTTCATCGTTTGAATCTTGAATAATTTCCATTCCTGTTGTTACAGCCAAGTCCCAAGCATTTCCGCCTTCACTTACACTGTCTTCGTTGTTTAATAATTCTTCCTGATGCTTTTTAAGTTCATCAAGTGAATCAAACTCACCCGTAATTTTTTTATCCTTAATGCTGAAGAATTTTCCGTCCTTGTGTATTGCTGCAAGTCCATATTTGTTCATGCCAAGCGTAGGATCTTTCTTAAACATGTCTCCTAGGCCTTCGTTGTTAGCATC